CTGCGACCGTAGCGGTACCAACCTGCCCTGTCCCGACAACGCCGGTAACAGCAAGAACTTGGTCTGTAACAACAAAGACGGTACCCGTCTCGCCCGTAGCCTCAACCCCTGAGACAAGCGCCGTACCACTTGCCGCCACCGTGACCGTCCCTACGGCACCTGAAGCCGAGACCCCGGTAACCGAGATGACTTGGTCTGTGACGACAAAGACAGTACCTGTCTGACCCGTAGCCTCAACGCCGCTTAAAGTGACATTGGCGATACCAGAGACTACGACCGTCCCTACGGCACCTGAAGCCGAGACCCCGGTGACGGGGATGAGCGTAGACGCAGCAACGCTTACCGTGCCGACAAAACCTGTCGCGGTAAGATTACCAACACCTTCGCCCCAGCCTTGTTCGCCCCAGCCTACGCCAGAGGCGTTCCAACCGTCAAAGGCGACAATTACGCCTGCCACGGTCCTTTGCCTAACTTAATTAGGCAATACGAAGGATTGCAGTCGTCGAGGTCGGAGCCGGGAACTGGATGGTGAAGTTGCCCGCCGTCGAGGTCTTATCCCCGCCGAACGCCAGCACCGCAACAGTCTTGTTCGACTGAGTCGCGTTGTAGATCAACGCACCGTTTGAGGTGATGGTCGCGCTACTAAAAGTGACATCGTCGAAGTCAAGCCACGCGGTCGTGCTCGTGAAGGTCGGAGCCTGCGAGATCGTAAGCGTCAACCCCCCCGCCGTGTAGTTCGTGCCAGACGAGGAGACTTCGTTGGAAGTCGTATACGCCGTGGTCGAAGCATCGAGCGTGGCCGATGAGGTGTAGAGCGCGATCTTGAAGACATCCGCAGCACCCGAAGCACGGGTAGGCGCGGTACCAAAGTTGTGTGTCGCCGTCAAGATTTCAGTCTTGAAGGAAGTCGTCATAGCCTGAGTAATCGGCATCTCAATCTCCTAAACGCGAAGCCGCGTCACTAAAACCGTTTTCGTTCAAATACCGTCGCACATTCATCCGCTCGGACTCCTGCGCTTCTTGCAGGTACTTCACTAGTACCCGGTTCAGTTCTTCCTTCGTCTGTACGCGAAGGATGCGGGTTGTCGCCCGTTCAGCAATCTCTTCTGGGGTATAGCCCCGGTTCTCTGTCGTCTGGACAAAGACCTGACCAAGTTCCATGTGCCCGTCCATCAAGTCACCTGTACCCGAACCTGACCAGAACGATACGCATCCTGACGGTCTAGACCATCGCCCAGACGCTTGAGAAGCCCGAGGGCTTCCTGATACTTAGCCTCGTAGTTCTGCATCATATCACCCTCACCCTTGAGGTAGGTGTACGCCTCACGGAGCGAACCGTAGAGCAGTACCGTCTCAAAATTATCCCCGACCCATGACGTACCTGCCGTCACGATTGAAGCCGGGTAATAGTAGTAGTGCAGTTCTGCTGTGTAGTTAGCGTTCGGAGTCGGCCCCAACAACATAGTTGCATTATCAAAAATGGCGTAGTACGCAGGCTTGCCCGTGCTGTTGGGCGGCGGATACGCGGCCCGGATGTAGTTCACGTCCTTGTTTAGCAGGTACTCGTACTCGCCCGTAGTCGGGTCGATGACCGCCAAGGAGAACGTTGATAGCCAGTCAGAAGGCAACGAAAAGTACTGAAAATTCTGCGTCATCGTGCCCGTGGCATTCTTACGAATTGCGGGGATCTGCACAGAGTTGTAGATGCGCTCCTCAGCCAACTGTACGAACGTTGGGATATTGGAGACGAACGAAGACTCTGTGCTCTCACAGTAATCTTGGATCAACGTCACCAATGCCGAATAGTTCACGGCGACCAGCCCGACCTGTACTTCATGTTGGTTTCAAGGTTGATCTGCGAGACAAACTTAGTGCCCTTCGTCGCAGCACCAGCACCCTTCATCTTCATGTGGGTGACGCCCTTGTTCACATCCTTCTCAGGGTAGCCATTGCGACCCGTTGAATCAGTGTTGGGTTTGATCTTGTTCATGTTGTTCATAAGGCTTACCTCGGGCCGCTGGAGCCACGCATCGGGCTGCGCTGGTTCATCACCTTCGCCATACCACGACCGTACTTCTTCATGTCGGTGTTGGTCTTGCCACCCGCACGAAAGCCCTTAGCGTTCTTGCCGTGAGCCTTGTTCGCCGGAAGTTTAGCGTGTTCCTTCAAAGTCATAGCCATTTCAAATCTCCTAGGTCGTTACGACCGTTACAGTCCCTACTTCACCCGCCGGAGCGAGCGTATTAGGGGTCAACCCTACATCGTAGGAACTCGCCCCGCCAACCGGGTTCCAGCCCCACTGGATCATTCTACTACCGCCTGCGCCGTTATTGCCTTCTTCAAAGTAACTCAGGTCAGGTCTTGGGTTCCTAAGCGCCTGCGGGTCATCCACCGGGTAGAGGCCCAGCGACAACTGCGGCTGATCAGGCTCCCAGCACTCTGGGCAGACCAAGATGTTTACGTTCTTGGTCTTGATAACGAGGCTCTTCAATTGTCGCAATTTGTACCGAAAACCGCATCGGTCGCACTCCGCGATAGCATGTTTGCCACTTGCAAACCGATTTGGCATTAGTAGCCACCCAAGAAACTCTGGCGGGGCACAAACCGCACTGCCGCCTTCTCCCGGTCTTCCCCTGCCGCCAAGTCCCAAGCCTCGTCGTACTGGGCTTTCAGGATCTGTGTGCGGACATCTGCACCCGGAATCTTCATGGAGAGCATGTAGGCTAACCCCGCTACCAAGCAGGGCATAAACCGAAACGGGATATCCTGACCGTTAGAACCCACACCGGGATCAAACATCCGCACAAGGCGCGTGTAGACGAGCGTCCAAGTGGTCGTGTTATCAGGCTTCGGCCATACCGTGTACTGCGGGTACACGATGACGTTATCAGCACCCGTGGCTCCAGTACGCCGATTGATCCAGATCTGGATGGGGCGACCCGTCGCGTTCTTGTTTGGGATGGACAGGTAGGTCGAAGAGGAGATACGCGAGATGTTGATGTCCTGTTGATTTGTTCCCGTGCCTGTGCGGATCACATGGTCAAGCAGGTCAACCGTATCGACAGGAAGGTCATACGTGCCTTGGTTGTAGGTTAGGGTCTGCGTACCCGTCTCAAGCGTCCAAAGGTTAATACCCCGGTTCGCCCAGTCCATGAACAACAAGGCAAGGCTGCGCTTAGAGGTACGGAAGTCATAGCCCGTACGCAACTCAGCCCCACAACGCTCAAAAGCCTCCTCAATGATCGTATTAAGATCAAGGTTGAACTCGGTTGTGGCTGTAGTTTTGTCGGCCATTTACATCCCTCGCCGTCTGTACGGCTTCACTTTTTCTTTAACACCTTTGGGCTGCGCGACGAACTGCTTGCCTTGGGCTTTACCCTTACGCTTGGCTGCGGTGGTACGGGCATATTCCGAAGGCGAGAGAGCCTTAATCGCAGCCTCTGGAAGATACCTTTCGCCCGTGTCAGAAGATCGTTTACCACTCTTTGTTCTCCATTTCTGCTGCCCCCAAGCCTTGAGGGACTGTTGAGGAGCCTTCATCCGCGATACCCGCCGCCTTTGGCCTTATACTGCTTCGCCAGCAACTGTGCCTTGCGGGCGCTCCATTGCCCTGCGCCAGTACCCTGCACCGCACGGGACTTGATGGACTTGAAGAGGCTCTCGCGCATACCCGGCTTGGTGTAGTTCCCGGCCTGATTGACCTTGCTCTTCACCTTGCCACCCTCGGCATGACGAATCGGCTCACCCGTGCCAATCACGGGCTTGTTGTCCCCACGACGCTTGGCACGGGGGATCTTGCTAGGAGACATAGCACCCATACCACGCGACGGCATCATCAGACAAACCTTCCCTTAGTCTTGCCCTTGACGGCGATGCCATCAGCCCGCTTGGACGCAGAGGAGACTGAACCGCCGGAAGCGTACTTCTTAACCTTGCCGCCATGCTTGAACACGCCACGCCCCTTGAGAACGTCAGCGCGGGTCACCTTACCGTCGCCGGTCAGATCAGGCATACCGCCTTTACGAAACTTCTCCACGGAACCTCCAGACTTCATGCCATCAACTTCACGAGCCTCCCGTGCGGCATTACGGACCCAATTTCTCCGCTCGGATTCCGACATACGCTCGTAGTTCCTACCGATACCGTAGCGGCGTATTGCAGTTGGTCCAAAACCTACCGCTGCGGCACCTTTAAGAGTGTTTTTTGCAATACTCTCCTGTTCTTCGCGAGTCATGTCGGGGTCGCCAAAACTAACACCACCCATATCCACGCGAGTTCCGGGTGCAGCACGGGACGCCTTGTCTTTATTTGCACTCTTTCTGGCTTCTTCTCTAATGCGATCTGACGTAGGAGACTTTTTGTATTTCTCCACAAATTCTTCATCTGACATACTACGCGGCTTCGACTGAGCAGTGCGCGGCTTGCCTGTTTTAGCAGGTTTTTTAGGCTTATCTTCTCTGTCGCTCTGCACGCCGGGCTGGGGGTCTTCTTCGTACCCAAGTCCGCCTTCGGCAAACCGACGCATTTTCCGTTTCATACGAATCTGCCCTTGGTCTTGCCCTTGACGGCGCAGCCATCAGCACGCTTAGAAGCCGAAGAGACCGAGCCGCCAGAAGCGTACTTCTTGACAGAGCCGCCGCGCTTGTACCCCGGAGAGTCGTTTTCAGAACTCCTCTCAAAACGTTTTGAGGCTTCTCGCATAGCCTTGTCTATGTCGCCTTCTACTATTCGGCGATACATACCCGGATCTTCTTTCAGCAGTTTGCTAAGATAAAGTCCCTTGTCAGCAAGTTCTGACTTGGTAGCAAGTTCCGCATCTGCCTCAGACATGGTTCGGCGTTCTTTACTCAAAGCACGTCGTTTATCCGTAGGCAATTCAACGTACTTGTCAACAGTACCCCTGCTAACAAATTGATTAATTTTGGAAGGGTCATACATACCTGACTCGCCATAATATTTTTTGGCTTTATCAAGTACACCCTGCCGTTTTCCACGCGCAGCAGTACCGCGTTGCGGTCCGGCCATTAGCACTTACCGCCGTAGGCCATCTTGACCATCTTGCCCTTGGTCTTGCCCTTGCTGGCAACGCCGTCAGCACGGCTCGAAGCGGAGCCGCCCTTAGAATAGGCCATACCGCCCATATTCATGCCCTTCTTCATGCCACGCATCTCAGCCATCTCGTGCTTGAGCATCGACTTCGGAGCGCCCTTCTTCTTCATGAACGACACTTCCTTCTTCATCATCGCCTTGGACTCTTTCATTTTAATTTACTCCTGAATTTACGGCCTTTGTCGGCCTTGGTAAATTCCTTCGCCACCTTGGTCGGGACCCCGACTTTTTTAGCGAAGGTTGGATTATGGGCGGCTGCCCGCATCAGATTTGCCTGTGCTTTGGACTTGCTTGGCATCTCAGCACTTCCATGCCCTGAGCGACTTGTTGATCCGGCTGTTCGGGTCGTTTGCCGTCTTGGCACTTGTCAGTTTCTTCTTCATGCCTGTCATACGGGCACAGAATGACTTCTTGCGAGGCCCACCTTCCGGTTGAGGGCGCTTCAGACCCGGCTTGCCGGG